TTTTAGCCATTATAGCCCTACGAGAGCCAATACCCTCGAGCGAGCTGTACGGTACAGTGCGAAGGCACGTAAAGCAATATCCGAAAGGACACCTTTTAAGAAAGTTAGTTACAAAAAAAGGTCAGAGAATGATTAAACTTAGTTATGTTGGTGAGGGTTGTGATCATAAAAGATGTAATTGTCCAATTCGTGTGGAAGGGCAGCCTAATACTAAAGGAATAGTTATAGATCCATTTGTTGTAAGAGGAAGTAAGATTGAGCAGTGTGAACAGATAGTTGCTCGGTTACAGTCAATGTTTGTTTTGGTGGGGGATAGAATAGAAATAAGCCATACAGATTTTTTATCTCATATGATTGTAAATAGGCTGCAAAATTCTCCTAATATGAAGATAGTAAATCCCCCATTTCCAGGAAAAGCTCCGACGTTGGAGACTCCTCCGTATGAACCGGATCCGAGAATAAAGATTATAATAAAAGATGCTGATAAGATAGTGCTTCCTCGCTATTTTAAGGATATAAATTTTGATATTTTGCATTCAGCTGAAGAAGAGGTTGATGACTATCATAAAGAAGTTAGATTGCGGTCAGCGTATTGGTCTGCCTATGGTACTTGTAAAGGTAGGCCTTTTAGGATAGCAGCTCTCGATAATGCAGGAGGATTGAAGACAGTTAATGCAGCGTGTGGGTATTCTCGACCTACTAGAGTGTTGAGTGAGGAAGGAAAAAAGGCTACAGAGCATGTAGAAGAGGCTGTGCTTAGATGGTATCAGGCCATGGGTTTTGGTCCGAAGGACTTGGGAAATGATACCTCAATAATGGATTTCTTGCAGATGACTCAGGCTTACTTAGGTTCCTCCTCAGGAACCAGACCTGGAGAGTCTCGGCATATTCGGTTACCAACAGGGGAGAGACTTACGGTTACGCCTATCGGGAAGAAAATAGATGTTATAGAGCAGGATTTTGAGATAATATTAGATTATTTGGAGAATGATGTAGGTTTTGAAACATATTTTCAGATGATGGGCAAGGTTGAGAATTTATTCTCATGGGATATAGCAGATGATGAAAAATGGGAGCAAAGGAAGCAGAAAATGAGATTGTTTAATATACCCACCTCGACATTTGTTCTTGCTGAAAGATTAGTATCAAGACAACGCACATTTAGAGAAAGAGGAG